TTCTTGTTTTTGCTGCCATCAGATTTGCATAATTTGGATCCGCTTTATTTATATTACTTAACCTGGCATCAATGGCATCTATCGTTTCAAGCGCCCGTTCTTTTGACTTTTCAGGGCTATTTACAAATGCCGCTACCCGGCCTATATTCTGGAACTCAATAAACCCGTCTTCGTCCATATATCCAAGTTCCCGGGCGGCCCTTTCTAGCTGGTTTGCTGCAACAGATTTTACGGGATCGTTACCTGCAGGAGAAGAAAAGCTGGGCCAATGGACTCTCGCATTCGCTTTTTGCAGCTCCTTCAATTTAAGGATTGTTTCATCCACGTTGGCCCGCGCCAACTCATTCCCAAGACGTAGAGATTCTTCCTTTAACGGTGCTAGTCTTCTTTCCTGTACCATTCGTTCTCTTTCCTGCACCATTCGTTCATCTTCCTGTTCACCCCGCCGTTTCTGTTCCATAAGGCCATAGATCTGCCCAGCGTTTTGAATACCCTGGGTAATCCCTTGGCCTATTCCCATGCCTATGGATGTGTTGCTTAGATTTGCCATATAACCCCCTTATCCAAACAGACTGCTGATAAAGTCAAACACTTTATCAATGGGTTTCAATGCCTGTTGTTCAATCCGGGCAAGTTCCTTGGACCCTTTGCCAAAAATATTACTATCACCAGCACCAAGTATATTGGCTATCATTAAAGGATTGGCTGGCGCACTTGTCATTTTCTGAAAAGTAGTCTTCTCATCCCATGGGATACCTTTGCCGCCCCATAAACCTTTTGCCGCCTCTGCTGCGGCGATATAACCTATGGGAGTGGCAACTGATCCCCATGAAACTCCACCACCTGCACCCGCACCTTCTGCAACCGGAACTACATTTGCCCCTACCATTTCAGCAGCAGTAATGTCTGCCGCCCCTTTTACTGCCATTGTTGAACCGGGCGCCAGGGTTGTGCCAGTTATAACAGGAGCAGTGGTTCCTCCTAATGTTGTAGAACCAGCAACATTTGTTGACTGTGCAACAGGCGCATAGTCAGCAGGCATATAATCAGGCACGGGAGTCGTATAAGTTGGTGGGGGAGTTGTCTGCAGGGAAGTTGTCTGTAGTGGATTCCCAACCCCTCGACGAGCAAAGTCAAAAAACTTTTCACCTTCCTTTAAAACTCGCCCCGTGTTTGGATCAATTACTGGTTTAGCCAATGTCAGCGCGTGTAATGTCGCTGCAGTTGTAAGCGCCTGCGATCCTATTCCTATCATGCCTGCCTTCCGGTTTGCACTGGCCGTTTCTGCAGCATTGGCCTGACTTACATTAAATTGTCTTCGATTTTCAACCAACCTGCTCCGTTCCTGCTGCTGACGGGCTTGAGCATCCAGGCTTATCTGCATGATCTCATCTAGGACTTCTTGAGATACAGGTTTGCCTGTCGTTGCCCTGGACTGGGTAAGATAAGACCTGAACCTTCTATTCCCCATTAAATTAGGGGTTGCTATGGATTCTCCAACTCCGATTGCCATAATAGACTCCTTAAACTTTTACTTTATGTAATCTCGTTCTTTAGTATAATAATAAGCTAGATACATCGGTTCCATCCCCTTCGTGCTCGCCGTAGTATTCCTGGATAACTGAAATGAATGGAATATGCCAGGGGAAGAACCTATTTGGGCCATGTTATTGGCGAACCGGTGACTTAAGTCAACATCGGTAATATAATAAGAAGATCCTGAAGTGCCCCCGTCAATAAAGTGAGTTAGCCCGATCGTCCCGTCAGTGCCCCCATTAGTACATTTGGATACAGCAACAAGGTTTACCCGGGTAATTCGAGTTTGCGAAAGTAGATCTTGAGGGATAGGGATCTGGTCGCCTGTTTTCATGGTAGCTGTAATGCCGGTATTAAAGCATACAGGGGCCCGTTCCAACCGGGTCATTACTCCATTGTTTCTGAACCCGTAGGTGTATTGATTCCCATCAGTATCAGCTACAGAAACTCCCAGTTGAAGTTCATTGCCCGATCCCCGACTGATTTCAAACCATTTCCAACGCTTGAGGTCAAGCACGTATTCACGGTTCAAAGTGGTGGTAGCTGTCTGGTCGCCCCACAACCAGTGCCATTCCATACGATCCATATCAATAAAGGAATATTCAGATTCGATAAGGGCAAGATTTACATGGGTCGGTTTCGATTGGTCAAATACATCTTGAATGTCTTCGGAGACAAGTAGGGGTGGTTGGCCATTTGAGATATAAATCCCATTATGAGCTCGCCATATACAGACAACCTTAGCTTGAGTAAGATTCTTCTCAAAATAAACAGAAGCAGTTTTGAGTGTTCTAGGCGCAGGGCACCCGATTGAAGGCGATATTCTAAATCTGTCCCAGTCCGTTCCTGTAGCGGTCTCCGTCCATATAAGAACCCATGTCTCTGAGTCCTTAAATAGCATCACCATATTGAATAAATTTGAATTGTATTGCGCAAATAGGGGAGCCCCACAAGTAAGGGATTTCTCATCACCTATGTCAAGATCGTAGGTATCGATTCCATTATAGACATCCGGTGCATATTTGGCCGACATCCTAATAGAGTTTTTGCGCCCGAAATTGCCGCATCCAAGCATTAACCGATCATTCGCAAACAAGGGAAATGAATACCCGGTAAGCTGGTCCCCAAGGATAGCGCCTCCAATAAAATAAATCCTCACTGAAGCATCCAATGTCTGGTCGAATTTAATACGATAGTAATAAAGCGACATGCCATCGGCTATTGCTAATTGACGTTCTACGTCTGAATTTGCATTGGCCCAACTTACGACCCCAGGCTTCGCCAAAGAAATCCCCCCCTCAGCGGTACCATCGGTTACCGCGCCAACAGTCTTATATTCCTGGCCATTCCAGTAATCTATTGATATGACGGTTGACACGGTGGAATTAGTAAATGCCGCCGGAATTTCTATCAGTAAAGCCGTTTGTTTTGTGCTGAATCCTACCTCAAGATATTGAGAATTTGTCAATCCGGAGATGCTGGCATATGTGGTAGCATCTGCAGCGTCATAGGAATCCTCATGTACGTTAAGAGTATTGTCCTGGCGAGTAGTAGTGAAAATATAAAAAGATGCTACTGACCTGAATGCCCCATCCCAAAGATCACGGATTTGAGACATAGGGGCGTCCGCCGTTACATACGATAACTGTGTATTAGAAGCAAGCCCGGAAAAGGAAATGTCATACGTGTATAAAAGGCCCAAGCCCTCCAGATATCTTAACATCGTTTTTGAATCATCACCCACTGTCCATGTAGGATCCCAACTCAAGGATCCTGTCTGAGCCAATTCCAAGCCACCGACCTTTGTAGTATCTACCAGATTGGATACCGAGGATCCCGCTGTCCCATCCCAGTAAGTTACACTGCTGGTACCACTGGTTGACCCGTTGTTAAACGTACCATTGGCAGTCTGAACATAAAATTTAACACCCTGAAGAGGTCGCGTAGCCCCTACACGAAAATTTGAAATTCCGTCAGTACCGGAAGTAATTGTTACCAAATCAAGAAAACTTCTTTTACCGGAACTATTCACGACATCCGTATAGTCATATGAAAACGCTGTACTTGACGTTCCCCCCGTTCCGGCTATACCATAAGATCCGTGATGAATAAAGGCCCCTACCTTCATCTCATTACCACCCCAAATCGCGGTATCGTTGCCATTGCAGTAGGCGACCTGACCGTTCGGCGCTTCGGAAAATATTCCTTTATTTACAGTATTGTTCATACCACCCCATATTCCATCAGTTCCAAGCGCCGTACCCCAGAACACACCTGTTGTACCCGCCGTACCATGGGTTCCTGCATAGGGAACTGCCATTCGGCTTTCTATAACAATCGAGGTAGTTGCATCGGTATTAAAAGTCTGGACAAGAACATGAGACTCTGCGGGCTGAAACTTCTGGAAGTGAAATGCAGATCTAGGATTGGGGTAATCAGTAAACCCAGCAGTTCCGTTAATTGCCACCATCCCTGTTATTCCTTCAGGATGATTATCGGTATATCTCATGTTGGTAAGGATAGTAAAATTCTTACCAACCAAAGCAGCATCAGATGAAGTAATCAGTTTACCATCAAGAGGAATAACGTATTTCTGTTCCTGAAGATCCTGGGAAATTGGAATATCGGGTGTCAGGACAGGGCGCGGGACAGGAACAGGTTGGATTTCAACGTCCTGGGAAATAGGGATACTCGGTGCAAGGATAGCCCGTGAAGCAGAGATTGGTTGGATTTCAATATCATTAGACACGGGGATACTGGGAACGAGAACAGGTTTCCCTGCTCTTACCTCTTGAGATTCAGTATCCCTGGCAACAGGAATGTCAGGAATTAAGGCAGCATTTCTCCTATTTACTAATTCATCCGAATTATCATTGGCTATGAAAATATTGTCTCTTAACCCTGGTCTGTATGGTTCCTTGGGAGTTACTGGTAAAGCATTATCAGCTACCTCAATGTCGCTAGCCAAATCATTATCAGTCAAATTAACAATACTGGGCGATTTGTCTTGTACGATAGGGATGTTGGAGGTAAGGACAGGCTTGCCAGAATCAAACTGACTATCCTGACTATCCTGAGATATGGGAATGTTGGAGGTAAGGACAGGACGTGCAGTAAAGGCTGATTGAGATTTAACATCATTAGACACAAGGATATCAGAAATAAGAACAGGTTTCCCTGCTCTTACCTCTTGAGATTCGATATCCTGAGATATGGGGATGTTAGAGGTAAGCTTCGGACGTAAAGAAAACTCCAACTGAGGATCAATATCCTTAGCCGTAGTGATATCACTATTAAGTTTGTTATCAGTTACAACTACGGCATTCGGCTTGGATACTTTGTCCCCAGTCGTCTTGTTGGCCATAATATTTCCTATTCAAATTTCAAATCAAGCGTCCCGTCCGGCACGTTCGGAAGCTGATCTTGTATGGTATAGAGCAACTCATTCCGGTAGATGGAAAGCATCTGCTGGGCAAACGCTTGCTTATTGTCCTGCATAAACGCCTGGGCCAGCGCTTTAGGGATAATAAGAGGCTGAAATGCAGGGGGAATTTGGGGGATCTCGGTATCTACAGTCATGTCGCCGGTTGGGAAGTCCTCGATATAAAGTTGGAGTTTATCGGTATAGGTAGCCGCCGGAAGCGGTTCTATCCCAATGCTTGACCCAAACTCATACCAGAACTGAGGCTCCAATCCATTAGTATTTACATGATTAACCTGGTTCGGGTTAATTTTTATCAGATAGTAAGGGTTACCGGATACAGGTGTGTACTCTACAGCTGCACATTTGTAACCGGAAAACGCTACGGTTCTGGTTCCGGAAGTAACAGTAGCAGTATCTATATGCCTGATACAGCCCGATGTAGCCGCAATATCACGGATCGCATGATTAATGTAAAGTTTGAGCTGTGCGTCAGTAAAGTAACCTGCCGTCACCTCGTCTAAGATTGTCCGCAGATAGCCCACCATTGCTTCCAAGGTATAGGGGTGAGCTTCTAAGGTAAGCATTTCGATAGTACCTGTCAGTATACTGGTAGAAGCAGTTGAATGACCCCAGTTAGATATGGCATGAAGATACTCAAAATCCGTTTTGGCAGATAAGGTCATAACTATTGATTCTACCAGTTCCGTCATAGCGGCATTGGAATATAGCCAGCAATAAAGGGTCCCATAAGTTCCTACCGACTCGTCACGACATACTCTCATCCAATACCTGGTATTCGGGGCCGTTAGAAGGGCCGTACCAGCAGAAGATGCTACGCTGGCCCCGATACCTTCCTTTAATATTATCTTTGCTCCTGTAGCTGCTGTGCCAAACCATTCAACGCCAAGGAAATTCCCTGTCCCTGCCGCAATATAGGCCCCTATTGCTTTAGCTATATCATTAGCTAAGGCCCAAAGAAAAAGTTGAGGAAGCGGTCCATGAACGGTAGGGATAAAGGTGAAAGTATGCTCAAAGTCACCTGAAAAATTTGTGCCAGCCCCTGTCCCGAAACTCTTGTAAATAAAATTCGTACCATTACTTTTCAAAGCAGTGATGGTAATAGTTCCTGCTACGCCGTTAGTCACTCCCGTCCCGCAGGTAGATGTATATCCTGTGTAGTCTTGCCGTTTTGACATTAGCCTCGTCCTCCTTGTTCCTGAATTTGCGGCAACTGGATTTGGACAGTATCGGGAACACGAAGCTCCACGTCGTAATCCTTGCGCCGGATACGATGAAGATCAATTAAATTCTGACAACTGGTTATGTATTCTTGATAGTATCCGCCAGCAGTGCCGAATTTCTTGATCTTAAGAAATGCCTGAGCAAGAGCATAAGACACAATAAGGGGATGGAACTCTACCGGGATAAGGGGCTCGTCGGTAGTATCAGATCGCAGATAATCAGGCCACTGGGAAATGTGGACGTTAAGTGTATATGTAGTTGCTCCTGGCTTGGGCTCCAGAATAATACTCATCCCCCATTGAAAGTAATATTGAGGTATGACACCGTTAACATCATTAATTGCAACATGACCCAACATCTTTGGAGTAATTGCCTGAAGACCCACTCGGTTGCCTGATCCTGGCTGGTATTCAACAGCATTGACCTTATACCCAACAAAGGGGACAACCCTGGACGATGCGGTTGTGGTTATGGCCACCGTAGCTTCATAACACCCTGACTTGATGGCTATGTCGCGTTCTGCATCGTTTATGAACCGTTTAATCTCCGCGTCTGTCCATCTTAGAGCAGTTACCTCTCCAAGAACATCGCGTACTGCTGTTTGAGTGTCACTTAAGTCTGGCCAGCCCATAATTAGATCCTCCTTTAATTTGGTTTTTTACCTTGGTTATTATATCAGATATCTGAATGTTCCACCGATAATCTTTTATTCTGATAACATGTTTATGTTTTGCTTCATTTAGTCCTGCTACGTAGAGTTTATAACATTGAGTTGCTGTCTTGAACTGCCAGGTACGGAGATATGCCTTGAATAAAACATAGTAAAGGATCAGAATATGAAACTCGACAGGGATAAGCGGCTCGTCATCGTCATCGGATTGCAGGTAATCAGGCCATTGGGCAATGTAAAGATTGAGATTAAAAGCTGCGTTGGGTTTTGGTTCAATAACTACCTGGCTACCCCACTGAAAGTAATATTGCGGTGATGCCCCATTTATAGACATACGGCCAAGCATCTTCAGTGTAATGGCCAGTAGCCCGATTCTCGTTGCTGATCCAGGGAGGTATTCCACATACCTGACTTTATAGCCGGCAAAGGGAACAAAACGGGAATCTGCCGTAGTGGTCGCTGAGACAATGGACTCGTAACAGGAAGTCTTGATTGCTATGTCCCGGACGGCCTCGTTGATCCAACCTTTAATTATTGAATCGGTATACTTGGCAGCAATGGGTTCTTTAAGTAAATCTCTTGCAGCTATCCTTATGACTTCAAGGTCGGGCCATTCCAGGTTGTCGAATTGTGCCTCAATGGTATGGTCGGCAACAACATTGGTGAAAGTATAAGATGCAGTTTTGCCCACGGAAACGCCATCCACCAGAACATCGGAGATATAGTAATCGGGCGTGCCGGGGTTGCCGTAAGTCGTCGGGGTAATGGTGAAGGACTGGGAATCGCCACTATCAACAATTACCTCTCCGCTTGGCGAGATAGATCCGTTGGCGCCGGCAGATGCAGTTATGGTATAAGTAGATGTTGCTGCACCCAACCCATGAAGAAATCCCATAGGTGCGGGATAGGCCATTGGAGTGGCGCCAAACTTGGCGGTTCCAATCATATTATTCTGACTGAGACTCATTGCGGCATAAAACGTGCCGGAGATACCGGTAAATTGAGGATTAGTCCCTGCTCCCGGATCGCCATTACCTTCCCATACACCTTCGTTGGACAACCACATCTTTTGTGCATCAAGATCCAAAGCATGGCCTATGTTTATGCCTATTGTGTATGAGTTGCCTGTATTTACGTCGATATTATTATTTCTGAATTTCCCGACACTAGTGTAATCATAACCACCGGAATTTACGCCCGGCTGCCGATCGAGCAATCCTTCTGCGTTCAATATGCCTGTTGAAGTATCCTGGATATTAACTGTCCGAATGGTTTCCCAATAATATTTTCCAGAGGATGCGCCAAAAATAGAGCGTAAAGCATGGTAATCGCCATCACTGACCGTACTGGTCGCAACCAAATTACCGCCAGACAATTCAATTACCGGATGTTTGTCTGATGGATTCCATGTAGTAGGCACTGTTACATAGACAGGTGCATATTCCGCGGTAGGAAGTGTAAACGAGGTTTCCGTTGTCTGCCGCGCATAGCCCTTAGTGATCCGTAGTTCATCAAGATAACCATCGAAATATAGACCTGAACCATTGCTGCCTATCCTCAACTGGTTCCCGGCATTCACTAAAGTAGCGGCAGAAGTAACCTTGCCGTTATAAACGCCGTCTTGATAAAACCTGAATGACGATCCACTCCTTGCCAGCATTATATGAGTCCAAGTTACCGCCGAAACAGTCGCAATTACTACTTCATTTGCAACATTCCATGCGCCGCCAGAAGACATACAAAGAAGCAAATTGGCTGCATCACGATAAATTAAAACAGGTGAATATCCGGACGCGTCATGAAAATATATAATATACTGTCCAGATGAGATAGAATCAGGACGCATCCAGAATTCGATCGTGAAATCACCAGCAGCATAATCGAAATCAGCATGGTCAGGCGTAACTATATGAGGTCCTGCCCCAGAAAGATAGAGACTTGATCCCCCGAATTTTGATTGAAGCAAGCTTGTAATAGCAGCGCCGGAAGGAGACCAAACCTTACCGCTTTCGTCAGTGAAGGTCGTTCCACCCTCCAACCCATCGAAATGTAACAGTGATTTAGTATAGAAATCGTCAACTGCCAATTTTTTCACCAATTATTCCATTAAATGTGCCATTTTTAAAAGAAGACTTGCGAATTCTCAATAAATCAAAACCACATTTAGCGAGATATGCAGTCACTTCCTTTTCCCTACCCCATAACCCTTCTTGACACGCTTCGGTAAATTCTTCTCCGGGGTAGAGGCAAATTCATGCATCTTGGTGGCCCCCATTTGCAGGATGTCCCGGTTCTTTTTATAGACCTTCTGTGGGGCGTGCTTGGCTATTGCTACGAGTCTGCGTTGAGATATACTTCTTGCTGGCATCTTCTTTCTCCTTTATTAGTCTATTTATCTGCTCAATCACCATGGCTTCGGTGATATTCTTTGTGCATATAAAATCCTTGCCCCTTGGACACCAACTCCACCCCCTGTCAATCGGCAAGGAAGGATCGTTAAAGCACCCAGGGCGGCAATCATTCACCTGGATCCTGGCAAATATCGGAGGGTCATTAAATGGTTCCGACACTCCGGTTACCATAATCACCGGTGCCCCCAACGAATATGCTATCCAGGTCGGCCCTGCATTAAGTCCAATATAAAACTGGGCGCCGGATATATCAGTGATGGTATTGCCTATCTCCTGGCCGTTGTGGCTGACCACATTTTTGAGCTGGGTAGGTTCAGCCGAGATGGATATACAGTCATAACCCAGGTCATTCAGGTAATCTATAACGGCCTGCCATGCCCCTTCCCGGTTCCATAATTTATTCTGCATGGTCGAGAACTCACTGAAGCAGATGTAAGGTTTAGGGGGATGACCATTTCCACTGGGCTTATAGGGCTCGTATTTCAAGGATGCCCGAAGTGGAGTATAGTCTAAACCAAGGATGTCAGCCGCCACCTTTTGAAGGTTAGTAAGCCGCCAGTCGGTCACGTTTTTGTCGAGCTGGCCGTCATAACACCCCACATCATAGGAGGCGTAGACGTTCTCTACAGAGTCTCCTGGCTTTACAAAGTTAAGGTTGGGGTAGTTCATAATATTGTTCCACCATGTAGAGCAATAGACATTGCAGTCGTGCTTCTTCTGGAATTCGGAAATATATGGGATCCAGGCCAAGGTGTCGCCAAGGGCCTTGGATCCCATGGAGATGATCACATTCTGGCCCTTGAGATTCATAACATGGGTGAATTTAAGTTCGCCATTTAAAGTAGCGGTAATCGTCCAATCCCGATAATAGGATTTTGTTGGCCGGCTATACATGCCACACACTTGCTTGAGCCCATAAAAGTTACCGTCAACAGGGTTGGAATAGATCACATCATATTCACGGTTGGAGATCCCGGAGATATGAAGGAATGGGCCGCCCATGAAGTGGCATTGAAATACGTCATCCTTCCAGGCATCACGATCAACCTGGTCAAATCGGTTACCGAGGTCGATGTCTATCCAGTCCACGTTGTCGAAACCAATCTTGGATTCAATATTGTTCCAGTTTCCTATCTCGGCGCAGAACTTATGATCGCCATAGAAAGCAGCAAATTCATCCCAAGAGAATAAAGGCGGGAATATCTTGTCTAGGCAGTCATAGGAAGATGAAATAAGGTTGCCCTGAAGCCCGCCGTCACGACCCTCATATTTTACCAAGGCCATAAGTTTGGTGGAGGCGTTCACTTTCTCAAACCATTCATCAAGATCGGCCTCGGCATCGAATGTCATCTTATAAATCCAGTCAAACTTGCCTTTACAGAAGTCCAGAGCATTGCGCAGGTTCAGGTACCCGGCAAAGGAATGGCAGGGGATGGATGATTGGGCATACTCATCTTTGCCATCAGGGAGTCTCCGCCAGTAGGTTGGACACTCACCCATAGGATCATTCCGGTCATAGATATAATAATCCACCATCTCGATCACTTCAGCAGGAACATTGCAATGGGTAACGAGAAGGATAGGGTACCCAAACGGCTGGGCCTGTTTAATGGACTCGATCAGAGTTTCCAACTTATCCTGGGTATCGGTATGTGAATCAATAATAAAGATGGCCTTACGGCGTTCCATGGACTTGATTTCGTATCCAAGTGACCGGGCATAATCCCGGATTGATTTCTGGATGTCTTTCACCGCCTGAGGAGCAGACGTGGGCAGGTTGTTTGTTTTAATGATACTTGCCTCACTTGAAACAGGGTAAGTTGGCATTGTCTGAATTATATCGTAGGCTTTCTGTGCAGCAGCAGCCCAACTGAACTTCTCCCGTATGTGTCTTGAGGTAATGAGGGCCTTCTTCTTGTGTGCGGAATAGTTTATGTAAGCATCTCGCATCACCTCGGTTAGATGGTCATAATCGGGAGACCCCCACATTCCAGGCACCTGCCAACCTCCGAAAATTCCTTCCGGCTTTTCTAGTTTGGGCACCCGGACCAATAAAGCGTCCTTTGCAAATTCAGTGGTGCCCCCATAGTCGGAGAATATTGAAACCACCCCACATGCCATTGCTTCGATTCCTGGCAGGCAGAATCCTTCGCTCCTCGCACACGATAAAAATACGTTGGCCCCCTGTACCCGCCTGACATAATCTTCTCTCTCCTCGAAATGGATAATGCGGATTCGTGGGTCATTGATGCCATTTGCTTCTAGCCTCTCTTCTGTGGATTTATAGGGGTCACTGGGGAAAAGGGTATCAACACTCAAATCCAGCCGCACATCTTTATTGTCAAGGAACGCCTTAAGAAATGCCTGAATAAGTTCAAGGGTAGATTTACGCCTTTGGTACTGGCCAACCACCAGAAAATTAAAAACATCCGATGGCGGCAAGGTTAGACCAGGTTTGTAAATCTCAGGGTCAACGCCTTCGGGAACTACAAAAACGAATTCTTCAGGCACGCCTTGCGCTATGCTCCATGCTCTCTGCGCCTCTGATGCTACCCATAGCTGGGAATAGTGCTGAAGATTCTCTATGAAGATGACCGGTTGTTCCGATGCCTCCCACACATTGTATAATATTGAAGGTTTGGGCGGGAACGATATGACCTGGGATGCCGTTACTGTATCAAGAAGGGAAAGGTTAATGTCGCTGGGTTCGTTGCGCTTCACCGGCATCAATTTCTCAAGTTCCTGTGCAAGGTCGCACGCATGATTTCCGTAGCCTGTCTTGTTATTGAATGATGCAAAAAATCCCAAAGTTTTGTTAATTTTGACAGATTCCATATACCCCATTCCCTCTCACAGTCCCTCAAGATAATCCAGGGCAGTGACTGAGGGTGGTGTCACGTTCGAGCTATAGTTCTCTAGCCCCGGATATTTAATTTCCCTTACTTCCCGCCTTTCTTCACTTGCGCAGGTTTTGCAGTTTTCTTCTTCTTCGGTTTTGCAGCCATCGCACCCTCCTTTCTATCAAAAACGCCGTAATTTACTTAACTTTTTAAAATCTGTAAGTTACCCCAAACCAGATACGCGGTGTAAATGTCAGCAAGCATCAACAACACGCCGGTAAAGTCACCTGGATAAAAATAAGTCAAGCACCCCAGCAGAACAACCGCCACAAGACTTGTCGATATGAGCGCTGGTACAACTCCGATCTTTCCCATAAGCCAGACCATGATTTTGTTTGCCTCGCGGCCCTTGCCACTTTCCAGAAATTTGATGGTTGTAACAATATCAGCCAGGGAGAGAATCAGGAACAGGATGAATAGAATTGTGTTTGCTGTTTGCATATGGACTCCTTACATAAAGAAAGCGGCCTCTGCCTGCCGTCTAAGAACCAATCCTTTTAAACGTTTTCCCCCACCATAAACCCATTTATTGAGTTCTGTCGGAACATCTTCCCATGATTCGGTATTGATCTTCCGCCTAAGAGTAGATTGCTGCAATCTCCCAGCTCCAAGATTATAAACAAAATCAGTAATAGCGCCAAGCCAAGTTTCAGGAGCTGTAAATAATACCGGGCAATACTTGAGGACGGATACCATGCTTTTATTAAGTTCCCATTCCATGTATTCAAT